CGGACTTGGAACTGCACTTAATCCACAGGAATCCTTAGACGAAGGATTGAAAGATTGGGCAAAAAATTTAGTTGCGGCTGGTGTTGTAGTTGCAGGACTGGCAGGTGTTGGATCCATTAACGATGCCATGAACAACAGTGTACCTGTCGTACAAGCTATGAATACTGCTTATGAAATGGCTAATAATGCTGGACATACAGATTTAGCAAAACAGATAGAAAAAGATATACAAGGTGTTAAACTAAGGCTTGATACTGGAAAAGATTTAAATCAAGTAAAATATATGCAGGACAAATACGCAAAGTTTATGTCTGTTGAAGCAAACTAAAGCCAATTTTACACCTAGTGCTTTATAATACGTTTAAATAAATTTGTAACAAAAGTATAAATATTCATATGGCAAACAAGAAAACAACAAATCCAGATAACTTTGCTGATTTAGTAGCAAGACTTAATAAATTAAGCAACTATTCTCCTGAAAGTGAACGTGTGGCAATGATGGAAGCCGCATCACATGAACCACAAATACTAGACAGAAAAGATGTGTCGTTAGCAGATATTGCCAAACTAGCAGGTATTAAAGAATACGAAGAAAGCATTTCAAAAGATGCAGAAAACCTAGTAGATAGAATTACAAAAACAGATCATGAAGGTGATCCTGTAAAATCTGAATCTGTTATTACACAGGCTATTAAAGAATCAGATGCAGATGTATCGATTGCAACAAAAATTAGAAAAGATGTTACAGAAGAATCTAAAAGATTAGACAAGATTGCAGAATTAGAAACACAACTTGCTGAATTAAAAATGGCAGAAAAAGATGAAGCAACATTGGACCTAGAAGGATTTAAGTCTAAGTTTATAGAAGACATAACAGCATTTGTTAAAGATTCAGAAGGATCAGATCTTGTAGAATTATACAACAATTTTTCTCAAAACCAAGTTGATGTTAATGAAGATGCATTTATTATTAGCACTCCAGAAACAAAAGAAATTATTGCTGATGCAGAAAAAACAGACGAAGCTCCAGAAGAAGTAATTGCTGAAAAAGAGCCTTCAGTTGAAGCACCAGTTGAAGAAGAAGATATGGGCGAAGATGTTGAACTTGAAGTAGAAACAGAGCAAGAGCCTAAAGAAGTACCTTATAAAGACAAACTTTCCGATTAATTGATTAGGATCATAACGATCGTAAATAAATACAATTATGCAAGAAAATCAAAACCAATTCTCATATCAAAAATATCTAGATGATTTAACTCGTCTAACACCACGTGGCCATGTTGATTCATCTCAACAACAAGCAATGCCACAATCAGCTGGATCACGAGGATTAAAAAGAACAACAGACTTTACAAAAGGACCAACACAAATGAAAATGGGACACGAGGACGGCAATACACCAATAGCAGAATCAATGGTAGAGATCAGAAGCATACTAGATAGACTTGATGGTGTGTCAGAAATAAAAAAAATGCCAAAAGGCACAGGCACTATGCAAGGTGTAAAAGAAGAAACAGTTTCAGAAGACGAGCCTGGTTATTATAAAAACCCTGATAAAGAATTTAACATTAATGGAATGACAACTAAAAAAGATGTTGTGCAATCTATTATAGATAATTTAGATAACAATGAATTAGATACTGCTAAAGACAGTTTGAATCAATTACTTGATGTGGTAACTGCACTACACGACGACTATCAACCGATGCCAGAAGGTGACGAATTTGACATTGAAGAGGACGAAGACTTTGAAGAAGTGCTTGGTCCATTAGGTTTTCCAGAAGACGAAACAGAATTATTTGACGCAGAGTACCAAGGAAGAAAAGTTCCACTTAACAAACCCATGCGTGGTGACACTAAAAAATTCAAAGTGTATGTTAAGGATCCAAAAACAGGCAATGTAAAAAAAGTAAACTTTGGACACGGTGGTACAAGTGCTAAAAAACTTGGACAAAAGACCATGAAAATTAGAAAGTCTAATCCCAAAGCAAGAAAAAGTTTCAGAGCACGTCATAATTGTGCAAACCCAGGTCCAAAGACCAAAGCAAGATACTGGTCATGTAGGAAGTGGTAACACATGAAGATTACAGAAGTTACAGGAATCACAGAAGAACAATTTGAGAAACTAGCAGAGAAACAAGATGCCTGCTATCACAAAGTAAAATCAAGATACAAAGTATGGCCATCAGCCTATGCCTCTGGTGCTCTAGTTCAGTGCCGTAAAAAAGGTGCAAAGAACTGGGGTAACAAAAGCAAATGAAATTTATAATCTACAACGGCTCACTCACACCTAACGAAGAATCAAACACATACGCAGTTTGTAACATTCTACAATTAGCATTTGAAAAATTAGAACACGAGTGCGAAATAATTACATTAAGAGATTTAGACTACGAAGGTAGCACAAAAGATATAGATGATGATCTTAAACCAGAGCTTATGAAAATGCTTAAAGCAGATGGTGTAATATTTGCAACTCCAATATGGTGGGGCGGACACAGTTGTCACATACAAGCCATGTTTGAAAGAATGGATGTGATATACAGCTGGGCAAAAGATAATAAACATCAACCATTTTATAATAAAGTATTTGGTACATTAGTATCAGGTGGTGGAGATGGATTTCAACACATACACGGAAACTGTTTTAGTTTCGCAAGTAATTTAGGATTTACAATACCACCAGGATGTAATGTTGAATCCAAAGCACAAGGTATAGATGATATTACACAGGACAATGACACCATAGAACAAGTAAAAAACTGTGCAATCAATATGTCAACTTGGGCAAAAATATTAACTGAAGCAAACCCTAGCAAAGATGCTAGACACGGATCGGTAGATATAAATGAGAGCTAGTGAAATAATCACAGAAAAATGTTGGAAAGGGTATACAAAGAAGGGCATGAAAACCATGTTTGGAAAAAGAGTACCCAACTGTGTTAAAGCAGAAGACGTTAAAGTAGGTTCAGATGGCAACTTAATTTTTGCAGAAGGACTAAATGAAAACTTAAAAAAATGGTTCAAAGACAAATGGGTACGTTTTGGCCCAGATGGTAAAATTAGAGGCGATTGTGCTAGAGGTTCTAGTAAAGAAGGTAAGCCTAAATGTTTACCAAGAAGCAAAGCAAATTCATTAGGCAAAAAAGGAAGAAAATCTGCGGCCTCAAGAAAACGTAGACAAGACCCAAACAAGAATAGACGTGGTAAAGCCAAAAACGTTGCTACTAAGAAAAAATAACAGTTGATTTAATCAGTTTTCTATTGTATAATAAAGTTTAAATTAAACAATAGGAGAACCAATGTCAGTAAGAAATTTTAATGATGCTGAAAAACAAAAAATAATTCAATTAATTAGAGAAGGATCACAAGTACTTGGAGAAGTAGATGATCTTAAAGGTGGTCTGCGTGATACTGTTAAAGCAGTTGCAGAAGAACTAGAATTAAAACCAGCACTTATTAATAAAGCTATTGCAGTAGCACACAAAGACAATTACAAAAATTTAACAGACGATCTGGATACATTAGAATCTATACTAGTTGCCGCAGGCAAAATCTAGTGTTTGCGTTAATAAAAGATTTTTGGTTAACAAGTTATAGGTCTGACAGGATTGCATTTTGGTTCGAACTGGTATCAGTAATATTTACAATAGCTGGATCTTGTCTCTTGACTTTTACGTCTCCAGAGCCTAAAATGGAGTTAGTGTTTCCGGTTTATTTAATAGGTTCAATCACACTTGCAGTAGGGTCTTACAGACGAAGAATTATATGGACAACATTTTTAGCAGTATGGTTTACACTCATGAATTTAATAGGAAACTTCAAAGTATTTTTATAAAGGTGATAGTATGAGTTATATAGATGCAATGTATAAAAGAGACGAAGACAAGGTATACGTTGTTGAACGTGATACCAATGGCAACAAAGTATTCACAGACTATCCTGCAAGATATACATTTTATTATCCAGACAGCCGTGGCAAACACAGAGCAATGACTGGCGAAACTTTAATGAAAGTTTCCTGTAATACACACAAAGAATTTATTAAAGAACAACGAATGAGATCAAAAACAGAGTTGTTTGAACAAGATATTAATCCTATTTTTAGATGTTTAGAAGAAAACTATTTAGGCAAAGAAGCTCCAAAACTTAATGTATGTTTCTTTGATATTGAAGTAGACTTTGATCCCGAACGTGGTTATGCAAGTACTGACGATCCGTTCATGCCTATAACTGCAATAACTTGTCACATGAGTTGGACTGATCAACTTGTTACATTTGCAATACCTCCAAAGAAAATGAATATGAGTCATGCACAAGAACAAGTTGAACGTTTTGAAAATGTGATGTTGTTTGAAAAAGAAGCAGATATGCTAGATGCTTTCTTAACACTCATTGAAGATGCAGACATACTTTCAGGATGGAACTCAGAAGGATATGATATTCCATACACAGTAGGTAGAATACAAAAAGTTTTAAGTGGCGACGATACAAGACGTTTGTGCTATTGGGGTCAAAAACCTAAAAAGAGAGTATTTGAAAAATACGGTAGAGAACAATTAAGTTTTGATTTAGTTGGCAGAGTACATTTGGATTTATTAGAGCTGTATAGAAAATACACATATGAAGAAAGACATTCATATAGACTAGATGCAATAGGTGAACATGAAATAGGTGAAAAGAAAACTGTGTATGAAGGATCACTAGATGCATTATACAATAACGACTTTGGATTGTTTATAGAGTACAACAGGCAAGATACCTTACTACTAGCTAAACTTGAAAAGAAACTTAAATTTATAGAACTTGCCAACGAGATTGCACACCAAAATACTGTGTTGCTACAAACAACCATGGGTGCAGTTGCAGTAACAGAACAAGCAATCGTTAACGAAACTCATAGACGTGGTATGATTGTTCCTGGTAGAAAATATAGAGATAAAGACGAAGAAACTGTATCGGCGGCTGGAGCCTACGTTGCATATCCTAAAAAAGGTATTCACGATTGGTTAGGTTCTGTTGATATCAACTCACTGTATCCATCTATTATTAGAGCATTGAATATGGGACCAGAATCTATTGTAGGTCAAATCAGGCCTGTGATTACATCAGCTGAAATTAATAGAGCCAAATATGCAAAAAAATCATTCGCGGCGGCATGGGAAGGACAGTTTGGTAGTTGGGAATATCAAGCAGTAATGAAACAGGACAAAGCAACAGAAATCACAGTCGATTGGGAAGATGATACTACTGTTAAAATGTCAGCGGCACAGTTGTATGAAATAATTTTTGAGGGTAATAATCAATGGATGATATCTGCAAATGGAACAATATTTACGTACGAGCATGAAGCAATTATTCCGGGTCTTCTAAAACGTTGGTATGCAGAACGTAAAGAGATGCAGAAGAAAATGCGTGAGTGTGGAGACAACGAAATTGAAAAAGAGTATTGGGATAAAAGACAACTAGTTAAGAAGATTAATCTAAATAGTTTATATGGAGCAATTTTAAATCCAGGTTGTAGATTTTTTGATATGCGAATTGGACAGTCAGTAACACTTACAGGTAGATGTATTACTCAACATATGGCGGCTAAAACAAACGAAATTATTGCAGGCAAATATGATCATACAGGTGAGAGTATCATATATGGAGACACTGACTCTGCTTATTTTTCTGCATATTCTACTCTTAAAAAAGAGATTGAACAAGGATTAATTCCATGGGACAAAGACTCAGTAATTAGTTTATATGATAAGATTGCACATGAAGTAAATGGATCTTTCAAATCATTTATGACAAAAGCATTTCATTGTCCAGCAACAAGAGGTGAAGTTATTGCGGCAGGTAGAGAGCTTGTGGCATCAAAAGGTTTGTTTATCACAAAGAAAAGATATGCGTTATTGTATTATGATATTGAAGGAAATCGTACTGATGTTGATGGTAAACTTGGAAAAATGAAAGCTATGGGGTTAGATCTTAAAAGATCTGATACTCCAGTATTTGTACAAGACTTTTTAAGTGACATTTTGTATATGGTACTAACTGGTAAAACTGAAACAGAAGTTTTACAAGCAATTACAAATTTTAGAATAGAGTTTAAAGCAAAGCCCGGTTGGGAAAAAGGTTCACCAAAAAGAGCAAATAATGTAACTGATTATGGAGCAAAAGAAAAGAGAGCTGGTAAAACAAATATGCCAGGTCATGTAAGAGCTTCTATTAATTGGAATAGATGCAGAGAAATGTATGGTGACAAGTATTCATTGCCAATTTTGGATGGTGCAAAAGTTATTGTTTGTAAACTTAAACAAAATCCACTAGGATACACATCAATTGCATATCCAACCGATGAATTGAGAATACCAGATTGGTTTCAAGAATTACCGTTTGATCATGATGCAATGGAGCAAACGATATTAGACGGAAAACTCGATAACCTTATTGGGGTTTTAGGGTGGGACGTACAATCAACAGAAACTTCGAACACTTTTAAC